GATACGATAAGGGTACTAAAAGGCAAGCAACTGAGGGAGTTTAAAACGAAAGACGATAAATCAATTTTTGTAGACGAAAAGCTGTTAAAACCATTCGGGCAGGACGTAATTTATTATGCCGGTGAAAATAGCAACATCGTTTACATAAAAGAAGTTGAGGAGTGGTTAGGCTTAGCGTTTGTTACACGAGTAAAGGAGAATGAATAAGATGACAAGAAAAGAGATTTTAAGATTAGCTGAACAGTGCGTATGTAACGACAGAAACAGACAATATGGAGAACCGGAAGATAATTTTTCAGAAATAGCGAAGCTATGGAACGCTTATCTGGATACAGATATAGGAGCTGAAGATGTCGCAATCATGATGTGCCTTTTCAAGATAGCAAGGCTAAAGAGCAGTTACTACAAAAGTAAAGACAGCTGGATAGACTTAATAGGCTATGCGGCATGCGGCGGAGAGATAGCGACAAGAGGTGAAGAATGAAGATAAAAACAATATATACCTGTGAGTTGTGTGGAACAAGCTACAGCGATAAGGGTAGGGCGGAGCAATGTGAAAAAACGCATAAAACAGGGCTTAAGATTGCTAGAGCAGGGTACTTACCGTATGAGCATAATGCAAAAGGCTTTCCAAATTGGATATTAGTTAGGTCAAAAGATGGGGAAGAGGTAAAATACAGGAGGTGATACAGTGACAGCGAAAGAATATCTAAGACAATTAAAAACGCTTGATAATATGATAAATGCTAAGTTGCTTGAGAAAGAGCGTATGAGGGCTTTAGCAACTAAGGTTACAAGTAACCTAGAGGAGAGAGTGCAAGACAGCGGATCCGGGGGGATAGAGAACACTATCATAAAGATTACGGAGCTTGAGGCACAGATTAATGCTGACATAGACAGGTTGGTAGACTTAAGGGACGAGGCTAGAGTAATGATTGACAAACTGGGCAATAATAACCATAAAGCGATATTATCTATGTACTATGTTTCGAATGTAACATTCGAACAAATAGCTGATTATATGAATTATTCAGTAGCCGGGATTTTTAAAATACATGGATATGCACTGAGAGAATTTAATGAGATTTTTCAAGAAAAGATAAAGAGTGAAAAAAGTAAAAACGAATCTGTGGTATTATGTATACTGGAATAGATGAAAAAAGTAGGTTGCTTTTACTTTTGACATGATTTCCTCCTATTTTATTTTGGGGCAGTCAGGGGCTTGGCTGTCCCTTTTTAATGCAATAAATAAAAACCTCCAGAATATTTTATAATAGCTATTGACATAACGTACACGTTATAGTATAATTATAAATGTAGAGAGGAGGTGAAAAAGTGGGACGTAGCAGAAAAAGAAAAACTCCCGACAGAAGTTGGATTAAACAAATTCTAACGGGAGTTGCTAGCGGAGTAATATCCACACTGATAGGTGAAGCTATCAAGCATTGGTTATTCCGCAAGTAGCAAGAGCAGGGGGCTTGGAAACAAGCTCCCATATAAAAATAATAGCACATAGTCCCACTAAAGTAAATGCTGAGAATATTAAATATAATAGCCGACATATTGATTTATGGAGGCATAGCTATAATTATATTCAATATCGGCAAGTTAGTGTACCATCTGATATTGAAATATAAAGAAAAGAGGAGATAGCTATGTCAATACAATCTATAGCAACAAGGAAGTATGAAGCTAAAATAGGGCTTATATCCAAGAGTTACAAGCTTAAGCGAGAAGTTGTAGAGGCTTTTGCAGAGGCTTGTAATAAGGTGGGAGTAAGCCAAGCAAGTCAGCTTACTAAGATGATGACGGAGTTCATTGAGACAGTGAGAAAATAGGAATAGAATAATAAAGAAAGAAGCTGTATATGTAATATATGCAGCTTTTTTAGTGAGGTAATTATTATGCTCCGAGCATGCCCGTATTGCCAGAGAGTACATGATAAAAAGTACGATTGTGGCAAGAGACCGCAAGAGTTAAAAAGAAATACGGTGTCGAATCGTTTTAGAAATTCAGCAGCTTGGACAAAGAAAAGGAAAGAGATAAGGGAAAGAGATAACAATTTGTGCCAAGCATGCATAAGAGATCTTGAAGGGACCAAAGTAAAGTATAACAGCAAGATGCTATCGGTTCATCATGCCATAGCTATTCATAAGGATTATAGCAGGAGGCTTGACAACGACAACTTATTAACCCTTTGTGCCTATCACCATGACCAAGCGGAAAAGGGAAAGATAAAATACCAAATAATAAAAAATATTATAGATGAGCAAAACGAAAAAGCACGAGATTGCGGGGCTTAGCATACCCCCCGGGGTGAAGATTGTTAAAAATTATACGCCGAAAATACCGACGCCCCACCTTTTTATACAATTTTATCCCACATCAGAATTGGAAAGGAGGACAGCTTATGCCAACACCGCCGAAACCGGTAAACGTTTTAAAACTTGAGAAAAAATCACATAGAACCAAAAAAGAACTGATTGAGAGAGAACGCACAGAGTTATCACTCCTTACAGGAACAACACTAAAAGAGACTAAAGAGGTTAGATCCAACGAGCTGGCACACCGAGAATTCGTAAGAGTTAGAAAACTGCTTAAGACGATTGAAAAGGACGACGACTTGTACGGCGCTATCATAAATCGGTACTGTTTGCTTCATGCGGAGTGCATAGAGTTTCAAGAGAAAAGGGAAAGAGTTTATGGGCAAATGAGAGACCTCGAGGATAGCAAGGACGAGTTTTTTGCCAGCGGGGATTTGAAGGCGTATTACAGCGCAATAACTGCAATGCAAAAAAACCTCTTAGCATTAGATAGCCAAGTGCAAAGCAAAAGAAAAATGCTCTTGGACATCGAAAAGGAAAACATAATGACTATTGCTGCCTCCCTCCGCTCCATACCTAAAAAATCCGACAAAAAAAAGAACCCTCTACTGGAGGCTTTGGCGGATGGTTAAGGATAGCAAGGCTTACATATATGCGAGATGGTGCATAGAAGAACAAGAAAAGAAAACGCCCGTATACGTAAAAAAGCAAGCCGCGCACTGGGTAGAAATAGCGGAGGAGAGAAGCGATAGCGCTTACGTTGATGAAAAAGCTTTTAATAAAATTTGTAAAATACTAAAAATCATGAATCATCCCGACCTGCACGTCTCGATGTACGAGGGTCTGGAAGACTACGCATGGCTACTCATAGTCGCTGTACTTTGTACTAAGTACAAAGGTGTAAAAGAAGACATGAGATATTACGAGACGGCGATACTGGAGATAGCGAGGAAAAACTTCAAGACCTTCGTATCAGCCGTTATTTTTATACTTTTAATGCTCACAGAACCCAATTTTTCTAGGTTCTTTTCGGTTGCTCCGGATTTGGCGTTATCAAGCGAGCTCCGGCAGGCGATAAGGAAAATAATCAAGACGAGCCCAGCGCTATACGACGAACTGGATCCCGCTTTCAAAATTTTACAAAAACAAATCATTTGCAAGCTTAACGATAACGAATACACGCCGCTTGCTTATAGCCAGGACGGCATGGATGGCAAGCTTGCAAATGCTTTTTTAGCAGACGAGGCGGGAGCTTTGGACGAGTACCCCGTGGAGGCTATGAGGTCTTCGCAAATAACGCTTTTTAATAAGCTCGGCATCATAATCAGCACGCAATACCCGAACGACAACAATGTAATGATTGATGAGATAGACATAGCTAAAAAATCGCTAGACGGTTTGCTCGAAGGGCAAAGAGTTTTTGCTCTTTTATATGAGCCGGACGATGAGTATAAGCAGGGCGAAAAGTGGCAGACAGAGGACAATGTAATATATCAGAGCAACCCTGTTGCGGTTTCGCATACTCACGTCTTCGAAGAGATTAAGAAGAAAAGGCAGCTTGCAATACTATACGAAAATAAGCGAGAAAACTTTTTATGCAAGCATTGCAATATACTTTACAAGGGACTAGGAGTCGAGGGCTATATCGACATTCAGAAGGTTAAAGAGTGCAAAAGAGAAAAATCAGACGAGTGGTGGCAAGGTCGCAGGGTTTGGGTAGGCTTGGACTTATCGCAGACTGATGATAATACGGCCGTGGCCATGGTTACGGAAGATGACGGATTTGTTTATGCCAGAATTATGGGCTTTTTACCGACGGATAAGATAGGGATAAAGACTGCTAAGGAGTCTGTAGACTACCAAAGACTTATAAACCAAGGGGAGTGTATGGCATGTGGAGACGAGGTTATTGACTACACAAAGGTAGAGGGCTACATAAAAGAGCAGATTAAGAGCAATTTTGGCGCAGAGGTACAGCAGATCGGATATGATAAGTGGAACGCTATTGCAACAGTTCAAAGACTGGAGCAGGGTGGTTTTACTTGTGTGGAAATAAAGCAGCACAGTTCGGTTTTACATGCCCCGACTAAGCTGCTTAAGGAGCTGATACTTAGTAAAAAATTTGTATACGATGCCAACCGGTTATTGGAAATAAATTTCCAAAACGCGCGGTGTACAGAGGATACGAACTTAAACAAATATGTGAACAAGAAGAAATCCGCAGGTAAAGTGGATATGGTAGTTGCTTTACTAAACGCTATTTATTTACTACAGCAAGATTTGCTTTACGGCGATGGTAATTTTGTCGTACAAACATGCTAAAAAAGGAGAGGGAAATGGATTTTTTTGAGTGGATTAAAAATCGGGGAATTAAATCGAGAGCAGAGCCTGACAGCAGACCGGGAGACACATCAGCCGACGGCGAAAGTGTAGCACTAAGGACAGTTATTCTCGACGATACAATGACAGTAGAGCAGGCGTTAAACGTGCCTGTTTTTGCGGGTTGTATTAACAGAATAGCGGAGACAGTATCAACAATACCCGTTAGGCTTTATAAAAAAGTCGATAATAAGCTGGAAGAGATAGAGGACGACAAAAGGGTTAGGCTTTTGAACGATGACACGGGCGACACTTTGTCAGGTGTGCAGTTTAAAAAGGCAATAGCGAGAGATTATTATCTCGGTCAGGGCGGATATGCTTACATTAATCGCAAAGGGAACAAGGTCGAGTCCTTGCATTATGTAAAAGAGAACGAGTTATCCTTTATGTACTCTACCAATCCGGTTTTTAAAGACTACGACGTTATGATACAGGGCAAGAAGTATAAGCCTTTTGATTTTATCAAACTTTTAAGAAATACAACAAATGGGTACTCAGGTAAAAGCATTATAGCAGAGAGCAAGGATGTCCTTAATGTTGCATACCATTCGCTTAAGTTTGAAAAGATTCTAGTCCAAACAGGCGGAAACAAAAGGGGATTCTTAAAGTCTGTAAGACCATTAGCACAAAAAGCACTTGACGCTTTAAAGCAGGCGTGGCGGTCGTTTTACGGCAACAACACAGAAAACGTAATTTTGTTAAACAACGGATTAGAGTTTCAGGAAGCTAACAACACATCGGTTGAGATGCAGCTTAATGAAAACAAAAAAGTAAACAGTGCTGAAATATGTAAGCTATTCAACATTCCCGCCGCAATTATCAGCGGGGGTGCTACTGAACAAGACAGGGCGGATTTTGTGCAGTTCTGTATACTGCCATTACTGAAAGAGTTCGAATGCTCACTAAACAGAGACCTTTTACTTGAAAGCGAAAAAGGATCTTTTTACTTCGCTTTTGACACGTCAGAGCTTACAAAGGGTGATATAGAAAAGAGGTTTAGAGCATATGAGACAGCAAGTAGAAACGGCTTTTTACAGCTTGACGAGATAAGACTTAAAGAGAATATGCCGCCGCTGGGCTTAGACTTTATAAGATTAGGCTTACAGGATGTACTGTATACGCCTAAAACAGGAGAGTTTTATGTACCAAATATGAATCAAACAGGTGGGTTAAATCAACCAAAGAAAGGAGATGATATGGATGAGAGTGGAAATAAGGTCGGATAGTGTACTTATCGAAGGTTATGTCAACGCGGTCGGTAGAGACTCAAGACCGCTACTGAGTGCAGACGGTGACAGATTTGTAGAACAGATAGTTCCGGGTGCTTTCGCAAGGGCACTAAACAAAAGAGAAGTTAATATGCTACTCAATCATGATGAGTCTAAGATTTTAGGCTCAACACAAACAAATCTTACGCTTACAGAAGATAGTATAGGACTAAAAGCGAGAGCTATCATAAAAGATAGTGATATCATAGAAAAAGCAAGGGAGAAAAAGCTTACCGGGTGGTCTTTCGGGTTCTATGACCTCAATGTAAGAATAGAGAATGTAAACGAAGGGCTAAAGAGGCGATATGTCGAGGACTTGGATCTTGTTGAAGTGTCTATCTTAGATGATACTATGATACCCGCTTATCAAGGCACTTCGATTGAGACGAGGGCAGATACAAAAGGTTTTATAAAGTCGAATGCAATGCTTATTAAAGCGGAGTATTACGAAAAAGGAGAACCTTTTGACTATAGCAACTACAAAGAAAGAATAAAAAGATTGGAGATTGTGTAAGATGATAAAAAGAACATTACATTTAAGAGCTGAAGGTATTAAGAGCCTTCAGGAGCAAAGAAATGCACTTGTGGAAGAAATGAAAGTTCTGTCAAGCAAGGTGGAAACAGAGAAAAGAGCTTTTACAGAGGAAGAAGATGCTACATTTAGTAATTATGAGAAACAAATACAGAGTTTGGATGAGACTATCAAAAAACTTGAAAGGGCAAGGGCAGCTTCTGTTTCTGCAGTTAATAGCGAGCCGGACACTGGGGGCGATAAGGCAAAAGAGGCACTCGAAGAAAGAGCCTTTGCAGCATACATAAGAGGGATTGTGCTAGAGGAAAGAGCCGCTAACCTTACAAAAACCGATAATGGTGCAGTAATTCCGTCGTCTATAGCGAATAAGATCATAGACAAAGTACAGGACATGAGTCCTGTGTACAGTATGGCAACAAGATATAATGTGCCGGGCACTTTGAGTATTCCTTATTACGATGAGGAAACAGGCACTATCGAAATGGGATACAGGGATGAATTTACAGAACTTACATCTTCAAGCGGGAAATTTAAAAGTATAGTCTAAGTCCCTTATCAACAACAGTCAGTTCGACCTTGTATCTTACGTAGTAAATAAAATGGCTGAAAAAATAGCGCTCTGGATTGAGAAGGAGCTGCTTGTTGGTACAGCAGCTAAGATAAAAGGCTTTAGCGAGAGTAAGCAGGCTTTAACAGCTGCATCTAAAACAGCTATAACGATAGATGAGCTTATCGACCTCCAGGAGACCGTACCTGATAAGTTTCAGGGGGCGTCTATCTGGATAATGAACAAAGCGACAAGAACGTCTATAAGAAAGCTTAAGGACAAGGATGGCAACTACTTACTTAACAGAGACCCTGCTGCAAAATGGGGATACACCTTGCTTGGCAAGGACGTGTACACATCCGACAACATGCCGAAGTTGGGCGAAGCTACAAAGACTATCATCTACTACGGAGACATATCAGGTCTCGCGGTTAAAGTTTCGGAAGACATCAGTATCGAAGTCTTAAGAGAAAAGTACGCAACGCAGCACGCTATCGGCGTAATGGGTTGGCTCGAAATGGACGCAAAGGTCGAGAACGAGCAGAAGATTGCTAAACTTAAGACACCTGCTTAGGAGGTGTCTTATGAAAGTAAGCGAGATTAAGCTATCCGACCTGCTAAAGCAGTGCAGGCTTGAAGCGGATTATCTTGCCGAAGGCGAGGCGGAGTATCTTGAGAATTTAAAAAAGGCGGCTATAGAATACGTCAAGTCCTTTACCGGCTTAAGCCTTAAAGGGCTTGAGGAACACGAGGATATAACGATAGCCGTCTTGGTTCTCGTGTCGGACATGTACGACAACAGGCAAGCTTACGTTGACAGAAACAACACTAACAGAACGGTTGACACAATACTTAACATGTACCGTGTAAATCTTTTGTAGGAGGCTTTTATGGACGCAGGAATGCTAAGGGAATTTATCACGATAGAAAAGCGCGTAGTAGTAGAAGACGATATCGGCAATCAATCTTCCACATGGCTGCCTTTTTACAAGGGTTTTGCGTCTGTAAATAATCTATTCGGTACAGAGTACTGGGCAGCAGCACAGACGCAATCGCAAAACACGGTAGTGTTTACTTTAAGATACGCCCCTTTGTTCAACGAGGTTAACAGCCTTGAATACAGGTTGTTGTTCAGAGGCAAGGAGTACGATATAAAGTCAGTCGATAATGTCAAGTACGCTAATATCTCAATCAAGATAAAAGTGGTACTTAAGGAGTAGACATTATGCAAATAGATGATTTAGGGAGCGAGATATCGAAAGCGCTCGAAGATTACAGCGATTTAGTCAACGAGGAGGTAAAAAAGGCAGCTCGCGAAGTGGCTAAAGAAACCGTTGAAGAGCTTAAAAGCACATCGCCAGTCGGCAAAGGTTCTAAAAAAGGGCACTATAAAAATGGCTGGAGAACTAAAGTGGTAAGTGAAACGGCAAACGCGATAAACGTAACCGTGCACAATGCAAAAAAGCCGGGGCTTGCACATTTACTCGAATACGGACACGCTAAGAGAAAGGGCGGAAGAGTGGCGGCTAGGCCGCACATCGCAAAAGTTGAGCAAAAAGCAATTGAAAACTTCGAAAAAAGGATAAAGAAAGGGGCGGGTTAATGACGGAAAAAGAGATTTATAAAACACTCAAGGATGTTAAGCTGCCTGTTGCTTATGATCATTTCGAAGAGGGCAAAGCACCCGAACTGCCCTACATGGTGTACAGATATCCGCACACGAACAATTTTGCAGCGGACGGAAAGGTGCAAGCGAGGATTAACGCTCTTGACATAGAACTATACACGGATTTTAAGGATTTAGCAGCAGAAAAGAGAATAGAGGCCGTCCTTGATAGGCTCGGCGTTTTTTATGAAAAAACAGAAACATTTATCACATCTGAAAATATGTATCAGATACTATATGAAACGGAGGTATTAATTAACCGCTAATAAGGTTAAATACAATCAACTTACAGAGGGTCCGGGGGGCAAGGCTACTTTTGCCAATCCTGTAGCAATCCCCGGCGCGGTTAGCTTATCACTCGATGCAAAAGGCGAGATTTCACCTTTTCATGCGGACGGCATAGTATACTTCAAGACAGCAAGCAATAACGGATACGAGGGCGATTTGGAAATCGCTCTTATACCTGAAAGCTTTAGAACCGACATTTTAGGCGAAGAGTCAGACGCTAAAAAGGTACTCGTTGAAAATGCGAATGCCAAGCAGGCTGCTTTTGCTCTTCTGTTCGAGTTTGACGGAGATGACAAGGCTATAAGGCACGTGATGTATAACTGCGTGGCTACAAGACCGAGTGTCGAGTCTAAGACCAAAGAGGATAAGATTGAGCCTGTTACTGAAAAGTTCACTATATCCGCAACGCCGCTCACGGACGGTAGAATAAAGGCAAGAACGGGAGACGAAACAGACGCGGCAACATACAAGAGTTGGTATACAAAAGTATACGAGACCGGAGCAGCTTAAGGAGGCTAGTTATGGCGATAAGAACGGTAGAAATAGCAGGTAAGCAGGTGTCTTTCAAGGCATCTGCTGCCATTCCGAGGCTTTATAGGATAAAGTTTGGCAGGCGAAATCACGCTAAGCAATGCAGACCTTGAAATATTTGAAAATGTAGCTTATTTGATGGCTAAGCATGTAGACCCAATGCAGCCGGATAATATAGACGATTGGCTAGATCAGTTTGATATGTTTGCAATCTATGAAGTATTGCCGGTTATATTAGAGCTGTGGACTGCAAACATAGCCACACAGGTAGAGTCTAAAAAAAAGTTCGAAAATCAAGTAGGGAAGTAACAACTCCGCTTTTTTTATTGCGTGCAGTTAAGTTGGGCATAACCGTACAAGACCTTGATCTACTTACAATCGGCCTTGTAATGGACATGTTCACGGAATCACAGAACGATAATTTTGAGTACGACGATATGGCGGAACAAGCCGATTTTGATAAATTTTAAGGAGGTGTCAAGCGGTGGCAGGTGGAAGAATAAAAGGTATTACAATCGAAATAAACGGCGATACTGTCGGGCTTGACAAAGCCTTAAAGGGTGTCAACACGACTATAAAACAAACGCAATCAAGCTTAAAGGATGTTGAAAGATTGCTTAAACTAGACCCAAAAAACACGGAATTACTCAAGCAAAAGCAAGAGTATTTAGCTAAAGCGGTAGAGGAGACGAAAAGCAAGCTTGAAGCGCTTAAGAATGCAGAGCAACAGGCTCAACAGCAGTTCGCGGAAGGAAAAATAAGCCAAGAACAGTACAACGCTTTACAAAGAGAAATAGCAGAAACTGAGCAAGAACTACGAAGATTAGAAGAGCAGGCAACACAGGCTAATAACTCTATGCAATCCATTTCTAAACTTGGAGAAGGCTTTCAGGAAGTAGGCGGTAAGATAACCGCCGTCGGACAAGCGATAATGCCGCTTAGTTTAGCAGCAGCGGGAGTAGGCGCGGCGGCAGTTAAAATAACCGCGGATTTTGACGAGGCTATGAGTAAGGTAAGTGCTATAAGCGGCGCTACCGGTGAAGACTTTGATAAGCTCAGAGCAAAAGCAAGGGAAATGGGAGCAGAAACTAAGTTCTCAGCGACAGAGTCCGCACAAGCGTTTACATATATGGCTATGGCGGGCTGGGATACTGAAAAAATGCTAAATGGTATTGACGGCGTCATGTCGCTAGCTGCTGCCGACGGTCTGGATCTAGCGACCACATCGGATATAGTAACGGACTCAATGACGGCTTTTGGATTAAAGGCGGAGCAGTCAGGGCACTTTGCGGACGTGTTAGCTAAGGCTTCAAGCTCGGCTAACACCAACGTGAGTATGCTCGGCGAGTCATTTAAGTATGTAGCCCCCTTAGCAGGCACACTTGGGTACTCAGTAGAAGATACAACGGTAGCGCTAGGATTAATGGCTAACGCAGGAATAAAGGGAAGTCAAGCGGGTACATCGCTCAAAACAGCCCTTGCAAACCTCACGAAGCCGACAGCTAAAATGCGAGCCGTCATGGATGAGTACAACATAAGTATTGCTAACTCAGACGGTAGCATGAAAAGCCTCAGCGAGGTGATGGACATGCTAAGGGCAAATCTCGGCGGACTTGGAGCAGCTCAACAAGCGGCGGCGGCTACAACTCTATTCGGTAAAGAAGCTATGGCGGGCATGCTTACAATAATCAACGCAAGCGAAGAAGATTACGACAAGCTTACAGAAGCCATAGCGAACGCAGACGGAACCGCTAAAAGTATGGCGGAAACTATGCAACAGAATTTAAACGGTCAGCTTACTATACTCAAATCAGGGCTCGAGGAGGCAGCAATCAGTATAGGCGACGCACTTATGCCCGCAATAAGAGCCTTAACGGCTCTTGTGCAAAACTGGGTTGAGTGGTTTAACAGCTTAGACCAATCCACAAAATCGCTTATAGCGACCGTGGGTGTAGTAGTGGCGGCCTTGGGGCCTTTGCTTGTTATAATCGGCTCTATAGTTTCGTCGATCGGGTCTATTATGACCGCAATCCCGACCATGGCCTCTGCGTTTACGGCTTTCGCGGCAGCAGGAGGTCCCGTTATGCTTGCCGTAGCTGCACTCAGCATTCTTATCGGCGTTTTAGGGACGGCTAAGGATAACACAGAAAAGTACAAGGACAAAGCTAAAGAGTTAACAGAAGCGGAAGAAGAAAACGCGGCAGCGATAACAGCCCTTGCTGAAAACTATGAAACGCTTGACGCAAGGCGCGGAATGCTCTTGGACGGCATATCCGCAGAAACAGACCACAACAGGGGCCTATTTGAAGAGCTGCAAAAAATCACAACGGAAAGCGGAAGAGTGCAGGACGGTTATGAGGAGCGGGCCGCATTCATCCTCGGTGAGCTGTCGGATGCACTCGGGCAAGAGTATACGCTAACAGGCAATCAAATTGAAAACTACAAGGAGATGACTGCAAGTATCGAGAACCTGATACAGCAAAAACAGGCTAAAGCCTTGTTGGATGCCGACGAGGAAAAGTATACAGAGGCTATAAAGAACCAAACCGCGGCGTTTATGGAATATCAAAAAGCGCAACAATCCGTTAACGAGCTAAGTATAAAGATAAAAGAAGCTAAAGCGGACGAAACGAGAGCACAAAACGACTTAAATGCTGCACTTGAGGGCAGCAAATGGGCGCATGAGGGGGTAGACCCTAAAATCACACAAGCTAGGCAGTCTCTTGAAGAAGCAAGAGGCACAACGCAGGGTTATGAGGAAAAGCTTAAAGAGCTTAACACTACTCTACAAAGAGCGGAGGAAGTGTATACGGGGTATAATGCTACAATTCAAAACCACGAAGGTTTGGCGTCCGCTATCATAACGGGCGACCAAGAGAAAATTTCGAATGCGCTACAACTTTTAGTAAATGATTTTCAAACGACTGAAACAGGCACGAGAGAGTCGCTTGAGCGACAAACACAGAACCTGCAGACCCAACTCGCGAGTATGCAGGAGGCTGTTAATAGCGGCGCTCCGGGCATAACACAGGCACAGGTCGACAACATGGCAGCTCTTGTCACGAAGAGCAGAGAGGAGCTTGACAAGCTACCCGAGGTCGTAGATAAACCACATAGGGGACTTTTGGACAACTTGGCTATTCTCAAAGACAAGTTTGTAACTTTCGGAAAAGAGATAGGCCATGAGTACACAGCCGGGTACGCAGGTGGAGTAAAAGCAGGCCAGGGCGATGTAAATAGCGCTGTTTCGGATATGGCAGAGGATAGTTTAAGCAAAACAAAGGAAGTCCTCGACAGCCACTCACCCTCAAGGAAAACGCATCAAATCGGGCTTGATTACGATGCAGGTTTTGCAGAAGGAATAACAGAAGGCACAGGGCAAGTAACGACGGCGGTTAATTCGGTTACGACTAATTCGCTATCTGTCTTGACTACTAACTTACAGCAAACAGAAGCTAAAACAAGAGAGTTTCAGACAAATATAGGAAGCTCTTGGAGTTCTTGGGGCTTAGCGCTTTCAGGTACTCTTACGAACACTTTCGCAGGCATAAGTGTAGAAACAAGTACAAAACTAAGCGCTATAAAAACAGCTTTTGACACAGCTACAGCGCTTATAAAAACAGACTGGATGACGAAATGGAGAGACATCCAAACGGACTACGTAAGAGTAACGAAAGAAATTGAAAAGCTTACAAAGGTTACCTTAACAGAATTAAAAACCGTAACAAATAAAGAGAATACAGAAATCAAGACAGATACGCTTAAGATTATGGAGGAGCTTGTGAAAGGTATAGATTCGCAGCTTAAAAATCTAAAGCCGACAATCGAAAGTAACTTTAAGCCCGCAACGGATTACATAAAGGACCTTATACCGAAGGCGCGAGTCTGGGGCAATGACATGATGGACGGGTACATCCAAGGTATAAGGGAAAAGATAAAAGAACTCGAAAAGACTGTGGAGAAAGTAGCCAACACAGTTTCGGATTATATACACTTTACGAGACCTGAAAAAGGACCTCTTCGTAACTACGAGGAATGGATGCCACATATGATGCAGGGACTTTCGGCAGGAATCCAATCCAACAAGCATTTAATCACGGAACAAATAGAAGATTTAGCTAATTCGATGAGTCTTGTAGGTACAAAACAGACTATAAGGACTAACTTATTTAATCAAGTAGTTCTTGACGGTAAAGTGATTTTTGACTCATTCAATGAGTTAGCGGGGGAGGCACTATGATAAGGTTTTTTGCACTGGAAAACGAATACGGAAACAGATACGAGCTTGACAGCCCCGAAAAGGGCTTTTTGTCAGACCCGCAAGGACTCGGTTACGAGATTAACTCATCCTACTCGCCCATAGGCAGCAGCTTTATTCGTAATTTTAAAAAAAATAAGCAGCAGACCATAACGGGGTCTGTTCTGTTTGTAGGCGGTAACGTTTATCAAAATTATCAGACCTTTGTTAATTTTATAAACGCTTCTGAAAAGCTCAAGCTTGTATACATTACACAGGCTGGAGAATATCTAAGAGATATAGATGTCGCAAGGGTGGGAAAATCTGAAATAACGCAAAAGAAGGTACTTGAGTGCCCTGTAGATTTCGCTTGTAGGAGCTTGTTCTATTCCAACTATGTCGACCGATTCAGGATCGAGCGTGTGGAAGGCGAGGCGAGATGGGATTTCAGGTGGGACGTGCGTTTTAACGACTACGGCACGAGGGCTGTCAATGTGAGCAACAACGGTCACGTAGAAGCGCCTTTCGAGGTCGAGATTTATGGTTATTGTGAAAACCCCAAAATTACGATTTTTAAAGGTGCCGAAGTAGTGGCATCTGTAGTATTTAAAACCACATTGCAAGAAGGTGAGAAGATTACTTATAGCTCGCTTGACGGCGATTTGTACTGTTACAGAATTGACGCACAGTCCGGCAGGGAAAACTTTACGAGTAAACTCGACATTCACAATACAAACTTCTTTAAGCTACCGGTCGGTGATTGTACGGTCGATTTTACGTCCGACACGGGAGCAGCCAACAGAACGCTATTGACTGTATACAAATACTTTAGGACGGTGTAGTTATGACGGCTTACATACTCGATAAAAAGGATTTACACATCAAAGACGTGCTCGAGTTCGACGAGTACGTCTTTAAGGATGACATAGATTTCAATGACAAAAGTTCGGTTACTTTCATCAAGCAGCCAAACCTCGAGGACGGGGATATGATGTTTTGTAAAGACGGCAACAAGTCCGTCTTTTTTGGTATCGCTGAAAAGATAAAGAGCGAAAGCGGCGAAGCTGACTACAAAGTGGCTCTGTTGCAAAAAGAAAACATATTCAACCGTTTTATTTTTTTAGAGAATGAGGAGCTTATAGAGAAAACGGGCATTGAGGACTTCATATCCTTGGCCGCTTTAATGAACTTCAAAAATAGCGGCGATACTTTACTTGATAAGAAGTGGCTTGCGATAAGCTCAAAAACTCATACGAGAGTGGCGGCTAAGCCTGAAACGGAACAAGGGGTTTACAATCTTAAAACTTTTTTGGGTAACGCTAAACAGCGCTATGGAATACACACAGACTTTGAGCTTGAGCAGGGAGGCTTAACGGTAAGGCTTGAAAAAAGAACGGACGTTGAACTACTCATAGATATAGAAGTGTCTGATGTTTCGGATTATGTGGAAAACTACGACGTCTCTGTACTTGCAAAACTAATTGTAAAATGGAAAAAGACGGAGAATAGTACAGAGGAATTGCGCAAAGTTTTTTATTTATTATCTGATAGAACCGTAACGGGGGATGTAAACAACCCTAACCGTGTTGAGGGATCTGTTAAAAGTATTCAGATAGTAGCAGAAAAAGAAGAAGAAATGCGGCAGCAAGTTTTTAATGAATTTTCAAGTAATAGATATAATCACAAAATTACTTTTAACGTTGTAAGAAACAGTAAGCTATACCCCGAGCAAGAATTTTACGTGGGTAGGACTTGCACAGTGAAAACAAAATCAGGCGTGAGAAACTCAATGATTACAAGGATTGAGACTAGCAGCAATTCAGTGCTGCTTAAAATAACGCTTGGCAATATGAAAGTAACGCTAACAGATAAACTAAGGAGGTGATAAGTTGATAAACGGAATTACATTTTCAGAGCAATTAATAAGAAGTAAGGATTTTGCTCATTTCATGTATACATTCCTAAATGGCACAAGCGGAATAACAAAAGGCTGTGAAATAAGCCACGCAGGCGGAAATGTGTATGTGCAAAAAGGCTATTTCATACAGCACGGACGCTTTGTGGAGATAGTAGGAACCGAAACGATACCCAGCCCGGAGGTTTTATCCGGTCAGCTCTATTGTACTGTAGTTTTTGAAATAGACTTAAGTAAAGTGAATAGTGTGTCGGAATTTAATCAAGGTATTTTCAAAACCCTAACATCTAATACAAACTATCCAAGTCTTACGCAACAAGACCTCGATAAAGACGGCGTGATATATCAGATAGCTTGGTGTCAATATATTAAGACCTTAGCAGGCATAGAACAATTCAGAGATGTAAGGCAGATACTTAATCTTTCGTCTGTCTGGTCGGCTGTGAGCAGTCAAAACAGCACTTATAAAGCTGATTTTGACAATTACTTTAATAGTCAAAAAGGCACAATTCAAAATATGATTAACGAATTAAGAGATAAAGGTTACTTACTTTTAGCAAGGCAAAAAGAAGTAAAGCGTGTATTTCTTGATGTAAGCAAGTGGTCTACTTCGGCACCTTACACCCAAGAGGTGGCGGTCGAGGGGATAACCGTAACTGATACGCCTTCGGTCGGTCTGTACTTATTCGGCACTGAAACGCCGGAATCGGTAAAACTTGCGAATAAAGCTTTTGCAGGGATTGATTTCGTCGAGACGCTTGACGGCAAGATAAAGGTCAAGTGCTTTAATAAAAAGCCGTCGCATTCAATAATAATAGGGCTAAAGGGGGTATAGTATGGCAATCTGTTTAATTAAAAAAGGCGGCGGCAGTGCAGATCCGGATGAGATAACAGCTCGCGCAAATGATGTAGTGCAGGGTAAAACTACTATTGATGGCGAAGGGGAGATTGTTGAAGGCACAATCCCTTTAAAGCAAGTAGATACAGATTTACCAAATGTATTTAATGCTTTTACAAGAGCGGATACATGGAAAGCGGGGGGCGTTATAGATAGCCCGAAACACGGGCGAGGTATTATAACAGCTTTGAAACAGAACGGTAAGAGGCTTGCTCTGGATGAACAAGCGGACTTTGTATTTAAACCCGAACCAGATTTAGTACCGTGGAACGTTCTTTCGACGGCAACGATAGGAAATATGAGAGGTAGCATACCAATCTGGGACAGTACATTGTACGGGCATTCAGATGTGTTACTTGCATGGAATAACGAGGGACACGCATTGCAGCACCCTGTGTGGGGATGGGGAGTTTTGTCGAAGGTTCCTAATAATCACCTTATAAAAAATGCTAACTGGGTATTTTTAAAGGAGCCGAATTTGCTGGCTCATAACATCAGACAAAACGTAAACCTGTTCGGTAAACAGGGTACTATGCCGGACTATGGAGCTGGCAGAGTGGCTTTTAATGGAGCCACATTCGACGGGCTTTTATTGTCGGGTGTGGCTGGAATTAATAATAGACTTAAAAGCCTAGGCTTTAATGACTGGGCGAAATCATACCAATATAGAGATGATTTTAGCGCAACAAGTTTTGTAGGGCATACGGGGCAAATATGTAAAACGCCCAGCATAAAAAACGGCGGATTGTTCATCCGTTCTGAAAGACCTTCAGGTCAGCAAAATGATGAAGCTTTTGATACGCAGTTTTTAGCTTCTTACGTTTTCAGC